AGAAGCGGAGATAGCCTGTCTGCTACCCTACAGACTGGAACTGATACTGATGTGAGCGCGAACGGCAGTTCTGACCTCTGGCAGGTTTCTGACCTGTTTAGTTTATCTGTTAGCCGTTCAGGTGTAATCAGAACTGCTGAGTTGCGGGTAGTTTATCCGTTCCCTCCTAATACTAATCCTGCATCTGCTGGGGTTATGATATTCCCGGCTGGTGGCGGAGCGGCTGTGGGTAGTTTCTTTGTAAAGAACTTTGCCAGTGTTGGAGGAGGCGGTATTACTATAAGATCGCAGTCCAGCTATGATGGTTCAGACCCTGGTAATAATAGGGGATTTGGAGCATCAATAGATAATTTGCTTGCTAATGTGTCAGCAGGCACTTGGAGAGTTTACGTCTACTTCAATTAGGAGTTGTTATGGCAGTAGCTGCTGACAAAATTCTGCGATTGCTGAAGGCTGGTGTAGCTCCTGACGTGATTGCTCAGTCCATAGGTGTAGATACCATGGACATTTTTAATATCGCTGGCTTGAACCAAGAGGAGATAGCAGATGCTGCGGCCGAGCGGCTACAAACTGCTGTCTCCACTGACGAGCTGGTAAGTAATACAGAGCGCCTTGCCCTTATGCGGCTTGGCACTATCATCGCCGCCGAGACTGACGCTAAGAAACTAGTCTCGGCTTATTCAGCTCTGAATAAAGCTACTCGTCGTCAGCCTAATAAGGAAGAAGGCGGAGTATCCCAGTCGCATACCACCAACGTTACGCTAGTTCTGCCGGTATCTGTGGTAGAACGTAGAATGAAGGAGGTGCAGTACGTGACTGATGGTAATAATCAGGTGGTCGAAGTAGATGGCCGCGCGATGATTACCATGGATGCCAAGAATGTGCTGAATCAGGCACGGCAAACTAACGCTGGCGTTGACCGCATGCTTTCCGAGCGTAATATTGATGCTGGTATCCAGCTCAAGGATTTATAATGGCAATTAAAGCCCAGCCTCGGAAGAATTTACTTTCTCCTAAGCTCAAGCGCAACAAACATACCATCGCCAGCACAGAGCTGGCGTTGGCAAAACTACAAAAGGTGATGCCAAATGTCGACTCAGCTGGTACAAGTAAACCTAGAGGAGCAGAAGGAGAGAGTACGGACGAGTCTTGATGACCTTGCTGCTACTCTCGACCCTCTTACCTGTGTAGCTGCATTCCCTGCTATCTTCTGCAACATCTTCCAGCTTCTTACTACTGCGCTGATGGCGATAGCTGGTGTGCATAGATTTGCTGTGAGCCTCCCACGTGGCCATGGTAAAACTATTGTAATGAAGCTGATACTGTACTGGGCGATTATCTTCTCCCCTAAACGCTTCATCGTGGTAGTCTGTAAGACTGAGGAACTAGCGGAGAACTTAATACGTGACGTGTGGGACTTCCTTAGTTCTGATAACAGCGTCGCATTATTCGGCAAGCCTGAGAGTATTGAAACTGACCGTGGCCTTAAGAAAGTATTTAAGTTCCGTGGCAAGAGCATCGTACTACAAGCGATGGGTAGTGAGTCATCAGTTCGTGGTCTTAACATCAATAACCGCCGCCCTGACTTGTTCCTGTGCGATGACATGCAATCGCGTGAAAACTCTGACAGCGTTACCCAAGCAACGCAGCTTCAAAAGTGGTTTGTTGGTACTCTGCTCAAAGCTGGTGCTCCTGAGGGCTACACTGTCATTTATATCGGGAACATGTATCCTGATATTCGCATTCCTGGGGACGTTGAGCGTTATACCTGTATCCTGCGCAATTTGCAGCTTAACCGTCTATGGACTTCTTGGGTTGTGGGTGCAATCCTTCACGATGGTTCTGCCCTATGGGAGGCGGTACGTAGTCTTACGTCGCTCTACGAGGAACTGGAACAGGATATGTCCATCGGGGAAGAAAGTACTTTCTACGCGGAAGTACTGAATGACCCTACTGCTACCAGCTCCACGCTGTGGGATGCCTCAAAGGTAGGCAATCCTCACAGCGAACTATTTACTGGCGAGATGCCACTAGGGAGATTTATTATTCTTGACCCGTCACTGGGTAAGAAGAAGTCAGATACTCAGATTGCTTTTCTAGTAGAATTCTGGGACGAGAAGCCTGAGGTACGAGATTTTAAAATTTTCCAAATGTCAGCGCCTGAAACTGTCCACGCGTTGGTTATGTGGATGGTAGAAAGTAATTGCCGCTTGCTGGTTGCCGAATCGGTAGCATATCAAGCGACTATCATACAGTGGTTTGATTTCTACTGTAAACTGGTACAGGTAGAAGGCTTGATAGCACTTCCTATTCATCCGAAAGGCCGTACTAAGAACTCACGTATAGTGAGTGCTTTTAAGGCAGTGATGAGTGGTCGCATCAGTCTAGCCATGAGGGTAAGGACTTACCTGTATCTCCAAGCCAAACAGTTCCAAGTCACTCGTACAGATAATGCTGATGATGGCTGGGACTGTGTAGCATACGTTGATGACATTATGATTGAGTATCCTACAGAGGCACTTATACCAACCGATATGTTCCTAGCAGTACCGGGAGTAGATAACGTTTGGGAAGTTCCTACGGTGAACGGTAATGGCATCGACTTTACTGGTACAGGAATAGACTTCAATGGCTAAGAAACCAAAGTTGAACTACAACGGAGCGGACAGTAATACCTTTATCCTCTCCGCTGACTGCCAAGCCAATATCATTGACTATACCAAGCACCTCATCACTCACCGGTCGCGCCTAAGTGACCGGCGCGATAGATTCAAGGTGGTTGACCAGAAGATGCAGCTGGAGTACGACCGTGCTGCTCGCGGTGCTAAAAGCGAGTACAAGAACGACCACCGTCCTCCGGTGCTGCTATCTCATTTGGAGGCTGCCTATGCCTTCTACGTAGATTTGTTCGCCAATGGCGACCCTATCTTCCAAATAGTAGGCGACCCGAGCCGGCGGGAAGTTATCACTCAGATGCAGCTCAAGGTAGACCAGGACATTGAAGAATTCATGTACCAGTCTAGTATTAGTAAGGCTCTGCGTGATGCGCTGAAGTACGATGAATGCTCGCTGGAAATCGACTGGGAGGCGCGCTATCTGCCTACCCTCGGCAGTTCTGACAACGAAGGCCGTGCTACCCTCGGTGACAAGAATCGCTTCGAGGGTAACAGGCTTAAGTATATCAGCCCATATAATACCTTCTACGACGAAACTGTTGACCACTCCCGCCGTCATATTGATGGCACGCACGTGGGCTACTTCGAGAACGTAACTCTTCCGGTGCTGCACCGCGAGATTACCAGTCTCGTCAGTATCGGCAAGAAGGTGATGAACTATCAGGAGGTGTACTACACTTCAAACACTGGTAATCAGAATCGCAACTACATGACTCCGGCCATCGGAAGTAATGAGGCGGCAGCGAACGATACTCTGGGACTTCGCAACCTGTTTGAGTTTCAGGCAGGCAGTAATGCTCGTGATAAGCAGTACGAGAATTACAAAGAGTCCTACGAGCGTACCACTATTTATCTGCGGTTCATCCCGTACATGTTTGGTATTAACTGCCCAGACTCTACCCGCGTCCAGATATTTAAATTCGTCATTATCAACATGAACACGATGATACTGGCGGAGCGGGTTACCAACGTGCAGCAGTATTTCCCTGTGTTTACTGCCCAGCTTAACGATGAAAATCTCGGTGCTGGTGTCAGTAAATCTATGGCGGAGCTGCTCATGCCTACTCAGAACCTCTCAGAGGAAATGAGTGACTTGACGCTATCACTGCTGTACAAAGCCAACGGCGACAAACTGATTTATGACGCGCGGGTGGTAAGCAAGGCTGACATTGAGAGTCGTAAGCCTGATGCGAAGATACCAGCGCGTCCGTCTGCCATAGGTCGTGGTTTGGGGGAGTCGGTACTCCCGCTTCGTAGTGACGCTTCTGCGGTGAATATAGTAGAACGTATCCAGCAGACGCTTGTGCAAGATGCTGCTAACATCACCGGTCAGAACAATGCTTCTCGTGGTCAGTTCCAGAAAGGTAACAAGACCCTGCAGGAGTATAACGACGTCATGTCGAATGCAGAAGCTATCAAGTACGTGAAGGCTATCCTGCTCGAATCTACTTTCTTTACTCCTATCAAGAACATGGTTCGTAATAACATCCTCCAGTATATGACTGCTGGGGAAGTTAGTGTTCGTGGTAAGAAGGCCAACGTTGACCCTGTAGAGTTCCGTAAGGCAGCTCTTAGTTTCAGGGTTGCTGATGGTCTCAAGAACGTAGAACGTCTGGCCAAGACTGGCGCTATGCAAGAGGCTATGAGCCTGCTGCTACCGCAAGCAGAGATGGCACTGGCGCAAGGGTATGATGTATTTGCCATTGCGTTGCAGTACCTGTTCAACAAGGGACTTCCGATTGACAACTATCGGGTTCCTGCTCAGAACTTGCGAGCACAGGCTAATGCACCAGTACCAGGAGCCGACCCGAGCGCAGCTCAGGGCGGTCAAGCGTAGGCATCACGAAGCGGCGACGATACTGTCAAGGATAAGCGGCGCAGCCGCCCTTGACAGTATCTAGCGCGAGTATGCTACTACGCGCCGCCCGCTGTGTGAGGAGAGTATCATGAGCATCACCGAGAATTACCCCAAAGTAAAGAACTACTGCGATGACCTCGCAGCCCACTACAATAAAACTCTGCTGGATTCAGAGAAGCAGTTAGGAGCGATATTAGATAATCCTCCGTTATTCTCCAAAGACCAGTTGGATTATCTGAGAGCTATGGCTGCTCTTGGTAGTCGTGAATCTATCGAGCCCTCTGGGTACGACGGCGAAGCACTGACTAAATTGGCGGAAACTGTTGGTCACAAGCGTGGATACCTCACCGCTGTTACCTATCTTATTGCGGTTGCCGAAGGCAACATTAATAACTCTGGAGAATGACTATGACCCCATTTGAAGATGGCCTGCGTGGCGGACGTGTAGGCGTAGATGGTAGCGGCAAGGTAGTAAGCAACCAAGATAGTTTTGGCGCTAACCGCCTGCCTCCTATGATGCCGTACCAAGACAATCGTGGCCAAGGCGGTCAGGAGTACTACCGCAATGGTGTACCTCCTGCTTATCCGGAAGGTCGCCAATCCCAGCAACAGCAGCAGCCGCAATCCCGCCAGCAACAAGCAAAAGGCGGTTCGGGTGACTGGTCATCGCTGGATGAATTCATGAATCAGTTCTATACTAATCCTCAAGCTGGGAATCAGCCACAAGGAAATGGTAACGGGCAGAACGACCATATGGGCCAGTCCCAAGGTGGTGGTAATAACCCGCAAGGTCGCCAACAGCAGCAGCAGCAGCAGCAAGAGGAGTTTGACCTGATGGGGCTGAACGCTTCTCACTTCCAGAACGTGGCAAGCAACATGGATTTTACTCAGGGCATTCCTGATGAAGTCCTGCAATACTTCCAGCCCGATGAGAATGGGCAGACTCCCAACATGCTGAAAGGCATGATGGCAATGATGAACCATGTTGCGCGCAACAGCTACTCCAACGCTCTTGCTGGTGCTGGCCGTGTAGCTGGTCTGGGTCTCCAGCACTACGATGGCCGTGTCCGTAAGGAACTGCCGCAGTTGATGCGCCGTAACGCTGCTGACCAAGTAGTGAACAACATGGGTCTGCACGAATCTCTTCGTCCGTCTATTGACGCTATGGTAACGAAAGTACTGGATAACAACCCAGATGCTTCTCCGGAACTCATTCAAGAGATGGTACAGGGCTTTATCGGAGTACTGCGTTCCGGTGGTCAGGGTCAAGGTGGCAACGAGTCTCAAAGCAATGGTCTCGGTGATTTGTTCAACTTCTGATAAAGGATAAACAACTATGGATTTTTACCACTCTGGTAATATTCCGGTAGATTTGGCCGAGCGTTCGTTTGCCGCCGGTCTGGCACTCCGGATGCCTGGGGGTGGTGCGCCCCTGTTCGCACTGAGCGGTCTGGCTAAGAAGAAAACTGCCAAGACTATCGAACACGGTTACTGGTCCAAGCAGTACGACTACCCGTCGCTGGTACTGCCGAATACCGTTGATATCGCGGCCGGTGATACTACAATCCAGCTCGGTGCTACCGCTGGTTGGCAAACTCCGAACCTGCCTGTCAACCCTGGTAATGATACCCAAGGTCGTCCTCTGCCAGCTCGTAGTGCTCTGAACGACACCAAGCGCCTCATTCCTGGTATGATTCTGCGCTACCAAGCGGTTAAAGCTGGTGGCTCGGTATGGGTACCTCCGGAACTGATGATGATTGAGACGGTTGACACCGCCAATAACCGTATCACCGTCACTCGCGGGTTCGCTGGTACTACTGCGGCGCTGATTCCGAAAACTTCTACTCTGATCATGGTAGGCAACGCCTACGAAGAAGGTTCGAAGCGCCCGCCAAGCCAAGCAGTAATTCCTGACCGTCACCTGAACTTCACTCAAATCTTCCGCAATGCGTGGGATGTGAGTGGTACTCTGCGCTCCATCGCGCTGACTCAGGGTGTGGATGCAGTTACCTATAACAAGCAGGACTGCATTCACATGCATGCCCGTGATATCGAAACTGCTGCGTGGTTTGGCCGCAAGTTCATGGGTACTCGTAATGGTAAGCCCTTCCATACTATGGATGGTATCGAAGCCATGATCGAGCGTTACGCTCCGGAAAACCTGCAATGGGCTGGCGCTACTACCAACTACGACCAACTGGTCAAGATGGTAAATCCGCTGCTCAACTGGCAGTCTGGCGCTGGTAACTCCCGCCGTCGCGTGATTCACGCTGGTGGCGAAGCGTTCCAAGTCCTGCAAGATATTGGTCGCAAGTCTGGTAACTACCAGCTCGTTGACCAGCAGACCAACTTCGGTCTGCAATTCAAAACCTTTACCACTGGCCGCGGTACTTTCGACCTCATCGAGAACCCGCTGTTCACCACGAACACCCAGTGGTCTAAGATGGCAGCAGTACTCGACCTATCCCAGTTCGACTTTGCCTATCTGGAAGGCCGTGATACCCGTCACGACCAGTACAACCAGTTGGGTGGTCTGACTGATGGTAAGGATGCGACCGGTGGTGTACTCACCTCCGAGCTGACCATCGAGATGCAAGCACCGTTCACTTGTGGTATCATCTACAACCTGACCGCTGCTGCGTAATACTCACCAACAGCTTTAATGTGCTGGGTGCCCGTAACTATCCCGAAAGGGCGCTGGTTACGGGCTTTTTTATTATCTGAATTTTGGAGCCGATGATGCTATTACGAAAAATCATTGCCGATGCTATTGATATCATCGGACGGCCAGACCTGCAAAACTTCATTACTACGCGAGCACGGCAGCAGTTAAAACTTCTCCATGCTATCGACAACTGGCCTCGTGATAAGGTGGAGCACATTATTACTGTGCAGACACCTAACACCATTGTCCGTAGTAACTTGCCAGCCTACTGGCGCAAGTTTGATATCATTGCTCCTTGCGACCGCGATGGTAACATCTTCCTTATACCCAATCAAGAGATAGATACTATTGGCTTCCGCGAGGCAGACCCTCGCATGGTTACTGGCCACCAGCAGAAGATGGACACCGATTACTGGTACGTTGCTGGGGATGTTCTTAACATAAGAGCATCAGTGACCGTTAGCTACTTGTATGTTAGTTACTACAAGTACCCTGACCTATCCAGTACGGAAGCAGTAACTTGGATTACTGAAAGTTATCCTGAAATGGTAACTTACCGAATCCTCATGGCCTGCTACGCAATGCTCGGTAACATGGAGCAGCGAGCAGTTTACGAAGCACTGTATAATGAAGCGTTCCAAGTATTTGTTTCTAATGCTGGAGCGTCTGGAGTGTAAAATGACTAAGCCTACCCTTACTACTACAGTAATTTCCGACTTGGCTTGGGAGCAGCTCACTAACATGGATGCTCCTGCTAACAGCCCTATTGCTTCTACAGTAGCAGGGGTAGCGCCAGTCCAGTCGTGGGAAGAGACCGACCAAGTACTGCCTGATATCGGTCAGGTAGACAACGAGTTGCTGGCAGCTGCTGGCTTATCCAACACTATTCTTATCAGCGTCAAGACTGAGGAAGTTCTCAAGACTATTACTGTCAGCATTGGCGCAAACGGTAACTGGTTTGTTGGTGGAGTAGATACAGGAGTTCCTGCAAAAGGAACTGACGAGGCAACTATTGCGCGTCCTACTGGTGTGTACGGAGTTGCTAGCGTATTCCACGTAGGCAACACCCTCACTATCGGTGCTGGCCTGATGTACTGCGTGAAGGAAGGCTCGAATTTCTACACCATGCAGACAACCGCTGAACTGAATATCTCTATAGACGCCAGTACTACTTTTGTTACAATTGACCGTACTGGCACCGTCCGTACCTATAGCTCTGGGATTAATCTCTGGACTATCCCAGAGTCGCAAGCTCTAGTAGCGTTGGTAATTGATACTGATGGAACAGTGAGTTCCTTCGCAGTGCCTACCGTACACAATGCTATGCTGATGGCATCTGCTGTTATCCCTTACAGCCGAGGAGCCATAGAGGCAGCCAGTACTGCTACCCTGCAAGCTACTGTTGCTTCTCAATTTGCTGGGCTGGCGCGCCAATCCGCTGATGCAGCAGGAGCTGCAAAATTAGTTACTCAGGCTGATGCTAGTATTACTACCACTAATGCTCAGTTAACTGAACAGTGGAAGAATGATGCCCAAGCTGCTGCTACTTCTGCTCACCAGTTTGCTGATTTTGCAGATGCTGACCGCGTTGCCACTGCCGCTGACCGTGCTCAGGTAGCAGCTGATAAGGCAGCAGTGGCTACCGACAGGAGTACTGTAGCCACTGACAAAGGAATAGTAGCGTCTGATAAGGCCATCACTCTTGGCTATAAGAATGATGCCGCTGCATCAAAAAATCTGGCAGCTGAGTATGCTATCAAGCCAGAGAATTCCGTAATTACTGGTACGGTCTCTGACTACTCTGCCCTGCATTGGGCGCAGAAAGCACAGCAATGGGCCCAAGCAGTAAGTTCCGCACTGGTATGGAAAGGTCAGTGGAGTGCAGCAAGTAACACCGCTCCTCCTACCCCCGCAGTAGGCACTGGTGCTCACTTCTACCGTATCAGCGGCGCAGGCACTATTAACTCTGTGACCTACGAAGTAGGTGACTATATTCACTGGGATACTGTTAGCCTATCATGGTTTAAGATTGACGGTACTGATGCGGTGATGACCGTTAACGGCGTCTCTCCTGTTGGAGGTAACGTCAGCATCACTACCATCACAGGCAACGCAGGCACTGCCACTAAGCTAGCTACTGCCAGAACGATTGGCGGTGTGAGCTTCAATGGTACAGCCAACATCAACTTGCCTGGAGTTAACGTCGCTGGTACACAAGACACCAGTGGTAATGCTGCTACCGCGACCAGACTAGCTACTGCTAGACTAATTGCAGGCAAATCCTTTGATGGTACTGCTAATATTACTTTGGCAGCATCTGATGTTGGAGCTGAGCAAGCAGGAGTAGCAGCTACCTTAATTAATACGCACGCTGCTACTGCCAACGTCCACGCTATTAGTGCTATTAACGGTCTGCAAGCAGCACTTGACGCTAAGTATAGTCCTGCCAACAGACCGGCTCCTGCTGATATTGGAGCGTTGGCTGCTACCAGCTACAAGCCACGTAGCGATTCCCTTAACTCAGCTGAGAAGGCGGTTACCTCAATTGAAAATAAGGATATGAATACCTGCGTCGCAGGGGACTTTGGGCTGTATAACAAAATCAACTGTTCCAATAGTCCTGCTTACTTTAGCAGTTGGTACTACTGCGAGACTAAGGCTATCTACGCAACTGCTAAAGTTCAGCTAGCCTTCCCTTACGACAACCAAGGTATTCCTTGTTATAGAAACTACTCTGCGAATAGCCAGTCATGGTCTGCGTGGAGACTGTTCAATGATCTAGGAGCAGTATTCTCTGGCCAGATGAGAGGCGCTGCTACCGGAGGTTCTTTTGGATCAACGTGGAGCAGAAACGATGCTCCTTATACATCGGAATCTAACCATTCTGGAAGCAGTTTCGCTCCTGCATTAAACATCCGCTATGTCCATAATGGAGCATGGGCAGGTACATACTACTTCGGTGACTTATGCGAAAGTGCTGCATCTTCTGGCTCCTTAGCAATTGGGCATGTTAATGGAGGTGGAGGCGAGGCGTGGTTTCTTACCATGCGTGGGTCTGATGGATACGCTACTTTCCCAAGTAGCATCACCGCCATAGATTATCAAATTCGCTCTGACCGTGCAGTGAAAGGAAACTTCGAGCCTATTACAAATGCCTTGGAAAAGGTAGCTGCGCTGGAGGTAGCAATATATGATAAATATTCGGATGCTACTAAGACTAAAAAGGTGGTGCGAGAGTACGGTACTATTGCTAACTCCATGCAGGCGATAGATGAGCTGCTGGTAGCTGAGAACAAGGGGCTGTTGTACAACTCCGTCAGCGGCCAGTTAGCTCTCCTGACTGCTGCTATCCAAGAGCTCAAAATAAAAACAGGGGTGTGATATGACAGTTCCAGCAGTTCCATTCTGGCTCAGCGCAGCTAATACCGAGTTCCAGGCCAATGGATGGGCCTCGAACATCATGGGGAAAGCTGGTGTGGCTGTCCCTGGGTGGTGTAGTCAGTTGGCTGGTATGGCCAGTCTTAAGAAGATTGCTTCTATACAATCTGTTGTCACTGGAAACAATACACCGCCACATGCAATGTTTAGTTATAATTCATCAACCCAGCAGACAATCTACACTTATATAGATGGCACAACCGTTAAATCTTACCCCATTTTCGACGGCAGGGCATGGGTGCGTATACGAGATGGTGGAATCACATATGTCAACTGCCGAGAGGCTCGATGGTATCAAGTAGATGACATAAGCCGCGGGGTATTAAATCCAAACAAGGGAACAGTTCGATCTCAAACTTACGAGTTCTCTGCCACTGAAGGTGGAACGATAGTTTACTCTGCAACCGCTGCGTTGAACTTTATATAACAAATTAGTTTGCTCTAGAGCAGATAGGACGATAGTAGGAGTATCAGCCAAGGCCGGCTCCACTTTGCAGGTTTCTATTGTTCAGATTGCTTGGTTCCGTGGATTTGCAGCAGAACTCATATAACTTAGAGGAGGGAAGTATGGATACTTCTTGATATCATGGTGAGACGCCGAGGTGTAGTACATAACAATAAGATTCATCGGGCTGCACTGGAGGTTAGAGTGGAAGGAGAAAGCGATATGCAATTCCAACTCGCCCAAGCGTCGTTCCGCGCAATACTAGGAACGCTCGCGGCAGTAGCAACCGTGGTGCTCCCAATCTTTGCCTGGCAGGCTGAACGATTCATTAGTTCTACCGAGGAGACTGAGGACAAGTTAGTGCTGATTCAGCAGGATGTAAAAGTGCTGACGATGCAAATGCAGTTCCTTAAAGAGAATCTCGGTAAGCTGGAAGACAGAAGCCTTCCTGCTAAGACTCCGGTAGTCCACAATAACGACATTTAATCATAGCGGCCCTAGTGGCCGCTAAGGAGTTTCTAATGGCTGCCTACGTAGCTGATGCGTATAACCAAGCGTTACCCTCTGCCGAGGATATAGCAGGTCACGCTGATAAAGAATTCAGAGCACTAAAGGAGCGGCTCAATACTCAAATTGGAGGTAGTGGTGTTCTTAACGTAGGCACCAGACTTACTGCCGTTGAGGCTACTGTAACTACTCATGGGCAGACTCTCGCCACTTACGGCCAGCGACTTACTGCTACAGAGGGAGTAGCTACTGCTGCTAAGAATACATCTGACACAAATACCAGCTCTATCTCCACCCTCAATTCTGGCTTCAACTCACTGAGTTCCACGGTGTCTAGCCAAGGTAGTACGCTTTCTAGCCACTCCCTCAGCATCAATAACCTCAATACCGGGCTAGGACAAACCAATACTAACGTATCTAACCTGTCTACCACTGTCTCTGGCCAAGGAAATACTATCACCAACCAAGGTAATACGCTCGCCAGCCATGCTAGTAGTATAAACTCTTTGAACAGCCGCCCCACTATCTATTCCGGCACCACCCCTCCCGGTGCTATCGGCAAGGATGGTGATATCTACGTCCAGTACGTGTAAATGGCGCTGTGCCTGCGGCCTACGAGGCTAGTGTACGCTGGAGTTGTGAGTGTCAAGGGCGGCCTACGGCCGCCGCCGAAGGCGGGAACCCTTGACACTCTTAACAACTCCCAAGCGTATCATAGCCTCCACGGGCCGCCAGCATGCGCCGAGGAGCTATCATGTCCCGTTATAATACTTTAGTAAATCTGACCCAGTATCCGGTACCGGCACTTGTAGCCCAACGGCGCATGACTGCTATGTTCAGTGATACTCCTGGAGAAACTATTCAGCCGTATCCGTACTGGCTGGATGATGTAATACCTGTTCAGCGCGGTATCAAGTCAGTAGCATGGTCGCGCAGTGCGCGAGTATCTGACCCGCAAGGTGAGGGCATTCCTGCCACATTGTACTACTTTCCAGTGAAGGACTCTGGTACGATGCACGGCATGTTCACCAATAACAAGTTCCAGTTTTATAATATGGCAACTAACCAGTGGGAAACTGCGTTAGAACTGCCATCGGCTACACGACTGCCGAGTCGCGCATATGTGCGTAATGAGTCGTATCTCTTTGTTCGCTGTAAGGGACTATACAAAGTAACAGAGGCTGGGCTGACGCTCCAGACAGTAGATTGGGGTAGTGGTGTTCCAGCCCCTACTGATTTAATCGGCTGCGCGTCTAACGCTGGTTACTTGGTACTGTACTCAGCCAAACGAATTTACTGGTCGTCTCCTACCAACCCGCTGGTGTTTGAAATCCAGAAAGGTGGGGTAAGTACTGGTGCTGGCAGTGCGCTGGTTCAGGGCCTCCAAGGTGATATTGTCACCATAGAGCCCATCTCTGGCGGTGCTGTCGTGTACACCAACCAGTGCGCATTCTCCATGCGGTATACCAGCAACCCTCTGAACCCTTGGGCGTTTGCCCCAGTAGCAGGATGTGCTGGTATTATCAGACAGTGGCATATTGCTACCACCGAAACAGGTCAGACCCACTTCATCTGGTCAGTAGCAGGATTGCAAAGCGTAGCAATAGGTGGTGCTCAGGCGATGCTGCCGGAGTTCACTGCTTACTTTGCAAAGGACGAGTTGCATTTCTGGAATGATACAGTAATGACTACCACGCAGATATCCGCTAAGGTAGATATTAAAGTATCAGTACTTGCAAATAACCTACTAGCTTTTAGCGTAGGCCCGCAAGGTCAGCCCTTTGAGTACTGCTGGTTGTTTGATTTGCAGCTAGGTCGCTGGGGCAGAGTAACACTAAAGCACTGGCATATTGATGTGCTAGTACCAGTGTCGAACACTACTTCCGTGAAGTACAAGGATTTGGCTGACGGTAATATCCGCTATCAGGACTTGATGGCTCGTACCTACGCATCGCTTGTTGGTGATATTGAATATTCCAGTGAGCGGCCGTTGCGATTCTCAGTATACGGTAGCGATGGTTATAACTATCAAGCCAACTTTGCTGACATGAGCAAAAATAGTGACGCCATTGTGGTGATAGGTGACTTCCGTCTTACCTTTAACCGAATGACCGAGATAAACGAAGTACTGATGAATCTGGTAGATGGCAATGCATCTGTTACCATTATCAGCAGAGAGACTGGCATTAACCACTTGTTCAAGGATACGAATAAGCTGGGAAGGTTCTTAGGTAGGGTAGTAGGCAGTACGCTTACTATTGTGATACGAGGTGACTTCGAGCTTACTGATGTTCTCGTGCGCCTCACAAGTGCGGGGATTAGTAACTGATGGAATTGGAAACTACCAAGCTGGCAGTACCTGTATTGCCGGCTACTTTCGGAGAGCTGCCGCCAGATGTAGTAGAGTACCTTCGTCAGGTAAACGACTATCTCCAGGCAGCCCATCGTGATTTGCAGAAACTTGGAGGAACCCCATAATGTCAATGTTTGATACAATGACGGATTTACTGGTTAAGGCCGGTGGCAGTATCTTCAATAAGGGGCTTGACTTTGCTGGTCAGGCGATTGTAAGCAACATGAACAACAACGCTGCTATGAACAGACAGCAGCAATCACAGCAAGGTGCTACTGTAGGGATTAAGGGAAGTACAAACAAGACTGACGCTACTAGCAAGGAAAACAGCAGCACCAATCAGAATACCAATATTAGCAGCACTGAGAAGACGCAGCAGAATACTTCTCAGAATACCACCCAGAGTGAGACTGAGAAACTTCTTAGCGAAATCCTCAACAACAAGAACGTTGACGAGAACACTAAGAGCCAGTTGCAGCAGATGCTGCAAGGTACTACCAACCTCACTGCTGGTACTGCTCAATCCAACGCTGCGCTGAACCAACTGCTGGGTGGTATGCTTGATCCGTCGCAGTATAGTCCTGAGAAAGCACAGGCTGCTGCTACTGACATGATGAAGGTAGCAAGCCAGCAAATCATGCAGAGTGGTATCGGTGACGTACTGAATGCAGGCACTGCTACTGGTACTTTTGGCAGTACAGTGCAGGCACAGCTCAGTAACGACCTTACTGCTAAAGCTGCCCTCGGTGCTACTCAGGCTGGTAATGCTGTGCTCGGCCAGTATTCAGAAATGCGTAACAAGGAGATTCAAGGTATCCTTGAAGCTATCAAGGCTGCGCAGTCTGGGAACCAGTCCACTGCTACTAATCAGAATCAGAGCCAGACCGGTAGCACCAATACTCAGCAGCAGACTACCGATAAGACTGCATCGACTCAGGACAAGACTGGTACTGTTGTTGGTAATACCAACACTGCTACCTCCGGCACTACTTCGAGCACTGGCTCTTCCAGTACTGCTAGCAACACTACTGCTAGTGGCAGCAGCTCGCAGACTGGTACTACCATAGACAAGGAAGTAGCAGCAAGTAGTAACCAGAACTTCGATGATTGGATTAAGGCGAATATGCCCAAGTCCTAAGGAGTAGCTATGCAACTCGAAGTACCGAACCTAATGGAGAATGAGCTCGCCAAGCAAATGGAAGATGATTTGCGGCGGCTTCTGGCTGGTACTGATATCCGAGCGAATGGCACTGCTATTACTGCTGACTCCTTGGATGCCAATATCAAGAACCTGTTTGGTAGCAACTTCTATGATGTGCCAAAAAGTAATGGTGCCTTCGAGCCCACTGTGTCGGGAGCTAACAGTACCGCTAGCGTAAAGCCTACTGCTAGTGGCAATGGTAATGGAGGTGCTCCTGCTCCTAGTAAGAACAACCCTGATATAGACCTGCCTGCTGGCCTGCAAAAGCTGACAGGGGCCAAGACGGTCGGGGAATTTCTCGGGCAGGGGGTCAATACCGTGATAGGCGGCGCGCTGACGGCTGTGAACCCGCTAGCTGGCTTGGCCTTTAAAGGGGCTGTATCGGTCGCAAAAGGCGCGAATCTGGGGGATACAGTAGCCGATATAGCTACTTCGCTCAACCCATTCAGCTCGATGGCCGTCAATACCTTAGGGGCTATCGGAGCGTATGACAGGGCCGAGGGCCTTCTTACCAGCGCCGCTGATGCCTATCAGACGGTCAACAACTTAGACCATGTACCCACTACCCTAGCTGGACGCAACGTGATAAATGCACAGGTAGAGGCGGCCAAGAAAGCAACTGGTCACTATGATAGCTCACGCAGTGAACAGCAACGAGCCAGCCAATCGGCACTTAATCGTGACAATGCTCCTGCATATGCTCAACCTAATTACGGTAACAAGCTAACACAGGCAGCTAATCCTGCTAAGGTGTCTCCCTCTAAGTCTAGCGATAGCGCTAAGAGCTATCAACAGGCAGGTGGTATTGGTAAGACTAACCCCTCTGCTGGTCATGCTCCTGCTGGTGGCGTGGGGCCATCACCAAGTAAAGGGAGTAGTAGCAATGGAAATGGCAAGAACTCGAGTGGTAGTTCTGGGTCAGGGTCTAGCAAGGGCGGCAGTTCTTCTAGCTCTGGCGGAGGCAAAAGTAGCAGTGGTAACGGCAAGTCAGGCAGCGGAAGTTACGGAGGCAAATAATGGATATGACCAAACTTCTCACCGGTGTCGAGGCTGGTGCAGAGAAAATGTTAAACGTGTACGAGCGCGCACTCCCAGGAGTACAACAGCAAACACAGGCTGTCGTAAATGCTGCGGGTGCCGTGGCAGGGGCGGGCGCTGGAGTAAAGGACGCCGTCGGCGCGCACAAAGACGCAGTTATGCAGGCAGGGCAAGCGAGCGACAAACTCGCAGACGCTCAGGGCAAGCTCGAACAAATTAAGTTGGAGGAGACTTTCGCCAACGATAACAAGTTCCGCGGGCAACTGGACTCTGCTATTAAGTCGCAGGATAACCTTGCTGGTATCAAACGACTGGAGCAGATGCAAGCAGAGCATCAGCGCAATACCAGTAAGCTGGTGGAGCTGGTTAAGCGCGAGAATACTAATCCTATCATGTCCCTGATAGACGGTACTTACGCAGAGCGTAAGGCACTGGAGAATGCGAACGTAGTCTTGAAAGAGGGCATGGCAGTAGAAGCTGGTGCCGTACAGCTCGGTGCTATGCGCATGGACCAACTCCTGAGCAACGAGAGCAACCGCCGGAAGTTGATGACTCAGCAGGCATTCAATGCTGCTACTGAGCTGAACACTGCCAAAGTGATTCAGACTAAGGCCATCAATAAGCAGAAAGTAACTGAGAGCGACTTGCAGGATATGCAAACAATCTTCGGTCTGAGCAAAGACCAAGTAAGCGCTCTCACTACTGCGCTCAATGCTACCACTAGCATGGCCTCTGCTGGTATAGACATGTACAGGAGTGTTATTAACACTCACATGCTTAAGGCAAATCTGGAAACCATGCGCCGTCAGTTCAAGCGCGAGGATGAGTTTGAGGCAGAGCTCAAGGCTACTAGTGACCAGCTCGCTGCTATGGGCGTGAAGATTAGCACTGAGCGGTTGAAGAATCCGGAGAACCTCACTACCGAGGAGGCAGGCGCAGTTCGTACTGCTCTCAGTACTCGTGCATTCGGTGACAACCTCCTCCAGACCTACAACTCTCTCAGTGCTCGTGCTGCCTACGACAGTGCTGCTCGGAGCAAACTGCTGGCAGGTACGCAGTTGTGGTATCAACGTAAAGCTGCGCAACTTGACGAGCAGATTGCTAATACCAAGGATGGGGCAGCTAAGGCTAACCTGATTACCTTGCGTAGCAAGTTGCAGCCACTGCCTCAGAACGACTTCGACAAGGCTGAAATAATGGCAGTAATAATGGATGCTGAGAAGAAGATGGAGAAGGAGGATGCTACCGAGCAATTCGCCTACAACATGTATGCACTTAGCGACCCTCGTGCTACTGACGCAAGCGGTGAGCGTACCACCTTCCAAGCACTGAAAGCCAATGGCGCTCTGGTACTTGATAACGCTCTGATGTTCGATAGCATTCCTGTTAACTTTGCCGTTGCAGGTAATGCTCCCGGTCGTACTGTCAGCGCGAACTTCGATGCTGTAGCTGATAGCATGGTGGCTAAGAGCAAGACTGACCCGAACTTTAAACTCAGCAGCGAGTCTATCCAGTCCGTGGCTGAGGATATGGTTCGTATTTTTAAGTTCCAGAACGCTAACGCTAATGCGAACCCGAACCTGCCGTTCAATCCCAAGACCGTCAGTTTTAAGGAGGTAGATGTAGGCGGTGGTAGTAAAGGATTCTTCGGCGGGTACGCTCCAGACAAGCAGACGGTAGATATGAGTAATCCTCAGACTGCCCACGTCATGCTGGAGAATCGTATCAAGCGGGCAATACTAGCAAGTCAGGAAGCTGCCAAGATGCAAGACGTTATGTCCCACGGCATGGGTGCTGGTAGACTTGGATTTCCTACCGACGGCAAGGATACTGGTGGCTGGTAACGTGGCGCTGTAGCGGGGGCGGGCACGGCTATGATACAACAAGCGGCAGTAGTGTCAAGGGTGGCTATGCCACGCCAGCGAAGCTGGCGCATAGCCCTTGACACATACTAGCCGCTTTGTTGTAATCTAGCCGCATACCGCCACCCACAGCAGCTTGGCCCACTCATAGGAGTAGCAACAATGTACAACTCACTTTACTCAGCAGCAGGTTACGAGGAGACCAAAGATGGTGGTTTCTTCAATGGTGTAGCCGACTTCGCACAGTATGGGATTACTTCATCCCTACTGAGTGGGGTACAGTCCATCGCAAATACTGGCATTGCATTTGCCAACACTTTAGGTGGAAACTATGAATCCCTCGATACTCGCCAAACTCTTGAGAATCTTGGCCTTGATCAAACTTCCGAGTACTACGGTAAGCACAAGGACGCGCTGGATACTGTCGGCTTTGTTGCTACTGCTTTCGTTCCTGGTTTTGTGGGTGTTAAGGTCGCAAGGGCAGCTCTCAGTGCAGGAGCTAGCAATGGTATTAAGTTCGCTGCTGGACTTAATACTATCACTTCTTCTAG